GCTCGACTCTGGAGCGAGTATCGTGAGACGATCAGCGTCCTAGTCAAAGCAGGAGAGGAGCGCCGAAATGAGTTTGACGACATTCTCTCAAACCTCGAAGCCTCGCTACGCCACCCGCCGACGAAGTGACCGCGAGACGTACGGCGACAAGATAGAACTCGTCGCCCGAGGCTTAGGGCTCCCGCTCATGGCATGGCAGGCCGAGGTCGTGAACGTCTTCGGGGAACGGCTCAACGGGCGACCCGCATACCGGGAACTCGTTCTCACCGTCCCTCGACAGTCCGGGAAGACGACTCTCATCCTTGCGATCATGATTCACCGGGCGCTCTTCTACGGCTCACCGCAGCGCATCGCGTACACCGCCCAGACAGGCCACGACGCCCGGCAGAAACTTCTAGACGACTTCGTTCCGATTCTTGACCGTTCACCGTTCGCGTCTCTCGTGTCTCGCGTTTACCGTGCGAACGGCGACGAGGCCATCATCTTCGGTAATGGCTCCCGCATCGAAGTCCTACGAAACAGCATCTCCGCCGGACACGGACGAACCCTCGACCTAGCGATCATCGACGAAGCGTTCGCCGACGAAGACGACGTCCGAGAGCAGGCGCTACTCCCGACGATGGCAACAAAGAAAGACGCCCAGATAGTCGTCGTCTCGACCGCCGGCACCGAACGCTCCCTCTACCTGAAACGAAAAGTCGATCAAGGCCGAGCAGCATCCGAAGCCGACCTCGGCGAAGGTATGGCCTTCTATGAATGGAGCGCATCGCCCGAAGATGACGCATTCGACCGCGAAGTCTGGCGGACAGTCATGCCCGCCCTCGGCCTCACCGTAGAAGAGTCAGCGGTCGAGCACGCGATGAGCACGATGACGCTCAACGAGTTCCGCCGTTCATACCTCAACGTATGGAGCACAGTCTCGGAGCAGATGATTCCCGCGAAAGTCTGGGCTCAGTCATGCTCGGCAAAAGTCGCCCCGGCGGGCGCGCTCACGTTCGCCGTTGACGTAGCACTCGACCGCAGTAGCGGCTCGATCGCAGTCTGCGATCAGCAAGGCAACATCGAGCTCATCGAGAACCGTGACGGCGTCTCATGGATTCAGCAACGCGTCACCGAACTCTTCCGCCGATGGAAAGGCGTCGTCGTCGTCGACGGGTACGGCCCGGCATCCTCATTCGTAGACCCGCTGAAACAGATAGGCGTCCCGATCATTACCTACAAAACCGGAGACGTCGTCGCCGCGTGCGCCCTCTTCTACGATGCCGTGCTCGACAAAGCGATCAAAGTGAAGAGCGACGACCGACTCGACAAAGCGGTCGCCGCAGCCACCCGGCGGGCAGTCGGGCAACAATGGCTATTCCAACGCAACACACCCGACGCAGACATCTCAGCCCTCTACGCCGTAACCCTCGCATGGCATTACGCCACGACGAAGAGCAAAGGAGCCGCGAAACCTCGCGCCGCTATCTACTAGACTCACCGTTCAGATGGCGCTCAAAGACTTATTCCGTCGCGAGAAACGCGCGCAGAGTTTCGGCTTCTCATACCCGAACGTATTCGTCGATGAAGCCGGGCGGATGGGCAGACTCTTCCCCGACATCAACGCGGGCGTCATCGTTGACGAAACGTCGACGCTCAGCGTTCCCGGTATCTGGCGCGGAGTCACACTCATCGCCGACGCGATCGGCGGCCTACCGTTTCATGCGTATCGCGGCGAAGAGTACGTCGACCCGCAGCCGAACCTACTAAGCAAACCCGACCCCGCCTGCACCCGCATCGAGACAATCTCAGCGATGGTCGCGTCGCTCATCATTCACGGCAACTACATCGCCATACTCGGCGAGCCCGGCGTGAACGGCTACCCCGACTCGATCTTCCCAGTTGCGACGACTCGCGTTCAGGTACGACGCGAAGAAGGCCGTCTCGTTTATCGCATCGACAACCGTGACTACACAGCCGACGAAATCCTGCACATCAAAGGCTTCACGATGCCGGGCGAAATGGTCGGCTACGGAATACTTGCAGCGCAACGTCAAGCGATCGGCGGAGCGGTAGCAGTCAACACCTACGCCCAGCGCTACTTCGATGGCGGAGCACAGCCGACCGGCATCATCTACTCGGCGAACCCCGACCTCACGCAAGAAGACGCCGACCTACTGAAGTCTCAATGGCTGAAGCAGTACGGCGGCACGAAGCGCACCCCGGCAGTCCTCAACGAGTCGACAAAGTTTCAGCAACTCTCGGACAATGCAAAAGACGCACAACTACTAGAGACGCGTGCGTTCTCATTGACGGAGATCGCGAACATGATCGGACTACCCGCCTACTACCTCGGCGCACCGAACTCGTCGCGCACATACTCCAACGTGTCAGAAGAAAACCTGCAACTCGTCCGATGGAGTCTCATGCCATACATCCAGCGCATCGAGCAGGCGTTCACGGAGTACCTACCGCGCGGACAGTTCGCAAAGATGAACGTCGACGCACTACTCCGCCCGGACACGAAGACCCGCTACGAAACGCACAAGATCGCACTCGACTCTGGCTTCCTTACCGTTGACGAGGTGCGCGAGTTCGAGAACCGTGAACCGATTGCCGAAACGGATGCCGTCGAGAACTATCCCGCCGAAGTAGCCTCAACCCCAGAAGAAGAAGGGCTAGACACCGATGACGATTGAGCGTAGAAACTACGACGCGACACTCGAAGTTCGCGCCGAAGGAGATGGTCGCACCGTAGTCGGAATCGCCGTACCTTACGACGTCGAGCAGCGCATCTCTCCGACGATGGTCGAAGTGTTTCGCAAAGGCGTTTTCCGTGACGTCACTCGGGCCGCGAACCGCGTCAAACTTCTATTCCAACATAAGAGCGACAGTCCGATCGGACGGGCCACGATGCTCGAAGAACGAGACGGCGGCCTTTATGGTGAGTTCAGAATCTCCAAGACCGAAGCCGGAGACGAAGCCCTCGAACTCATTCGCGACGGAGTGCTGACGAATCTGTCGGTCGGATTCCAACCGCTCAAAGATGAGAAACGAAACGGCATCACAAACCGCATCAAAGCACACCTCGCAGAAGTCTCACTCGTCACATTCGGCGCCTACGGTGACGCCGCGAACATCGTCGCAGTCCGATCAGAACTTGAGAAACCGAACCTCGCATCCATCGAAGCAATCATCGCGAAGGTTCGCAAGTGATCTCTAAGAGTTATGCTCTGACGAGCACCCGGCAAATCGTCGTCGAAAAAGACGATCAACCTCGTCACGTCTATCTGCAAATCGTAGGGAATTCGACGGCGTACGTCGGCGGCTCCGACGTCACATCATCGAACGGCTTGCCATACGAAAAACACACGTCACCCCATACGGTATTCGTTCCAACGAACGAGACGCTCTACGGAGTGTGCGCCGGTGGCGTCACCGAAACCCTGCGGGTATTGCTTCCCGACCTCGACTAAGTAGGGCGCCGATGCCCTACTCAATAGAAACCGATAATCCCGGTTGCACTCGCGGGTACGCGGTAGTGAAAGACTCCGACCGTGAAGTCATGGGCTGCCACAGCACTCGACGCGCCGCACGAGCCCAGATCACAGCGCTCAACATTGCCGAATCGGAACAGTATCGCGCACTACCCGACAACTATCGGCCCGCGTTATCTGACGACGTGCCCGAAGGCCGAGCCTGCGGGAACTGCATCCACTACGACGAGGGCAACGTCAAAGAAGAAGGCGACGACCTTCTCGCCTATTGCACACTCTGGGAGGATTACGTTCGCGGCGGATGGTATTGCAACAAATGGCAAGGCGTCGAAGTGCGCCAACCGAGCGAACCCGCACCACCAGAAGACCAGATCGAAGGCTCAAAGGTCAACGAGCCCGGCTCCGCTGCCGGATCGGGAGCCGACATCGAACTCAATGCCGCCACCGAAACCGCACTCCAAAACAAAAGCGACGCCCATAACGAAGCGATGAACGCCGACGATCGCCCAGTCTGGGCGCGAGTCACCGTCGGAAAACTTCGCTCCGTCTACCGTCGTGGCTCCGGCGCATACTCAACGAGCCATCGCCCCGGCATCTCTCGGCAAGCCTGGAGTATGGCCCGAGTGAACGCGTTCCTCTACCTCTCACGCACCGGGCGACCACAGAATCCGCGTTACATCGGAGACAATGACCTACTGCATCCCGGTCATCCCCGCGCACCGAAACCCGAACAACGTCAAGAGTCCTACGCGCCGAACGATGCGATGGTCAGAGAGGCGCGACTCGGCCTCGGATGGCGTCAAACATTCGGACGAGGCGGAACCGAAGTCGGAGTCGCCCGAGCCCGCGACATCGTCAACCGCCGAAACCTCTCGATTACATCCATCGCCCGGATGATTAGTTTCTTCGCCCGTCACGAAGTCGACAAAGAAGCGCAAGGATTCCGCCCGGGCGAAGATGGCTACCCGTCAGCCGGGCGTATCGCATGGGCGCTATGGGGAGGCGACGCCGGGCGCGCATGGGCGACTCGAATCATGCGCGAGTATCAGTCATTGACGGAACGCTCAACCTCCCGCTAGTATCGTTCTCACGACCGCACCCTCGGCCTATCGAAGAGCGCACCTCCGGCAACGGACACCCGCCACGAAGAGCTAGAGCACCCGGAGAGCACAGCCCAACTACTCCAAAGGATCACCGAACTCATGAACTCATTCCTCTCAGGACTCCACGAAAAGCGCAGCCAAAAGGCTGACCTCATCGACGCAACTCTGAACCGTGCCGCCGAAGAAAACCGCGACATCTCAGAAGTCGAAACCGCCAACGTCGCAGCACTCGCCAAAGAGATCGAGAAACTCGACGAGCGCATCGCGCAAGTGACAGACATCGAAGTCCGCAAGGATGCCGCCGCAGCGTTAGCCGCAAAGGTTGACGGCTCGAAGGTAGAAACCCGTCAAACATCGCCCGCCCGCATCACCCGCGAAGAGCGCACCTATCACCCAGAGAGCCAGAACTCGTTCCTCCGTGACGCGTTCGCCGCTCAAGTGCTAGGCGACTTCGATGCCCGTGAGCGCATCTCGCGCCACCAACAAGAAGAGCGCATCGAGAAGCGTGACGTCACCTCGGCAAACTTCGCCGGGTTAGTCGTGCCTCAGTTCCTCACCGACCTTGCTGCACCATTCGCACGCGCCGGACGTCCATTCATGGATGTCTCACGCAAGCACGCCCTACCGAACGCGGGACTCACCCTCTCGATCTCGAAGGTCACGACCGGCTCAGCCGTCGCAGTTCAGACCGAAGGCTCCGCCGTGCAAGAGACGAACATCGACGACACAAAACTTGACGTAAGCGTCGTGACCGTTGCCGGTCAACAGAATGTCTCGCGTCAGTCATTGGAGCGCGGCACCGGTATCGACTCCCTCGTCATGGCTGACCTCGTGAGTGCGTACCATACGCAACTCGACGCGCTCAACGTGACGACATCGGCGACATCGTTGACGAACACCATCACGCAAGTCGTGACCTACACGGATGCATCGCCAACAGTCGGCGAACTTTATCCGAAGATTATGGATTGCATCCAGAGGATTCAGACGAACTACTTCGGTGGCCCGAACTTTATCCTCATGCACCCTCGCCGACTGGCGTTCATCCTTGCAGCGGTCGATGATGCGAAGCGTCCTCTCGCCGTGCCACAGTCGAACGGCCCAACCAACGCATTCGCAGTAGGCAACGGCTCCGTCGTCTACGGCAACTCGGGCTACACGATCGCCGGACTCCCAGTCATCACCGACGCCAACGTCACCACGACGAACGGCACCGGGACGAACGAAGACGTCATCATCGTCGGCAACACCCAAGAGTCGCACCTCTGGGAACAGGGCGCAGGCGCTCCGTTCATGCTGCGTTTCGAGGATGTCAAGTCGGCAGAACTCGAAGTGAAGATGGTGGTCTACGGGTACTCGGCTTACACAGCCAACCGCTACCCGAACGCATTCGCCCTCATCGGCGGAACCGGCCTCATCACTCCGACCTTCTAGGTTCGGCACCCTAAGTAGACTCGGATCATGAGCGGCATGATCCGAGTCTCTCAAGGGCTCCATCAAAGCGCGATTACGACAAAGGCGTCGTCGCGGCTCGGCATCTCGCAGGCTCCTCTCGCCTCCTTGAGTCGAGCAGCAGATGATCCGCTTCCGGGCCGCGACGATTATTCTCCCAAGAAAAAGAAACGGAAACGAGCGGACTAATGGCCATCTCGAACGGCTATACGACATTGGCGGCCTTTCAGGCATACGCCAACATGAGCACGATTACCGCCGACGAAACGACGACGATCGAGCAGGCCATCGAAGCGGCATCCCGCACCATTGACCGAATCGCTAACCGCCGCTTCTACATGGATGCGAACGCGACCGCCCGTCTCTATCGGACGACAGAC